ATCCGATTACTGCGTTGAGACTAGGCCATTCCAGGTTGAGGAATTCAAGCTTAGTGCGTAGTTCGGAACGAATATGGGGTGCGTCAGGGTCAGGTATACCCATAGACACTAGTAGACTCTGTGATTCATACAGAAATCTACGACACCCTATACCAAAGCAAGATAGTTGTAAAGCTCTGATACGTGTTGCGAAATCATTGATAGAGCGATCAGGACACGAAGGTAACAGTAGTTGTGCTGTCAACTTAGTGTAGCTAGCTTGGGGTATCCCATGGTCTAGGCCAGTGCCTGGTTTATATCCCATGAAAGATACATGTTCGCCAAGTTCGCTTTTCTCGGTATTCATGATTGCTCCAAAGGTCTTAAGTGCGGTGTGCGCAATTTCAAGGAGGTTGACTTTCCCTTTTTCAACGGATGTCTTTCCGTCGTCGCCACATTCCCAGTTTGCATCACGCTGATATTTTATAGCGTGGTAAATCAATAGGAAGTGTTTCATGATACTACATGATACAGAATCGACTAGGTTGGTAAAACCAGAGCCGGATGGAACTGTGTCATGCGTGACCTCTACATGTCCATCAGGAAACTTCACAGGTGTATTTATGAAGTAGTGGACTAATGCATTCCATAAGCGATCAAGTGTTGCATCGTCTGTCGGTTTTCCCCATTCTTGATATTCACTAAAATCTAGTTGGTCTCTTAGGATCTTGAAAGCATCTCGTATCATCCAAGCTGGTACATTGGAGTCGAATGCCGACCAATCTAGCCCCATCCACTCATATCCCTTAATTCTACGGGAGAGCAGAGTCTTCATATGTCCTCGTGTGTATTGGACCCATATGGCATTACTTCCTCTTTTAGCTTGGTAGGCTTGTACCAGAGGCATTGTGAACATCCCTTCAGCCATAGTCATGTGGAAGGGGTAAACCCAGATCAGCCGGAACTTTGGTTCCTTGGCTACTACAGTTTTAGCAACTGCATTGCATGGTGTTTTGCAACGTTTGAAGTGCCCGTATTTGATGTTATGAATAAATGATTTAATACGATTGGGCGGTACTTCATATTTGTGGCGCATACCTTCAGTTGTATAAGGTAGGCCTGGTGATCGTTCTGGGTGAGGGTATCTACGTATCACATCGTTTAAGTGGTACGGATGTATCTTGTGCGCAAGTTTGTAATCTTGTGCAGCTCGTCTAAGTGCTTCAGCGTATGCTGGTATCTTAGGGCGTGGGGGTAAGCGTTTGAAATGCGTTTTAAGCTTAGCAGTGATATCTGCTGGCTTCGGATTATATCGCACATATTGTGTTGAGAATGGACCGACGACAACCATGTTGTCAAGAATGAAAC